GTTACCCAGGGCATTGAGGATATGATCCCGCTTTCCTGGAACAAGAAAGTAAAGGTGGAGCGATATGGCTAAGGTCATAATCAAACTGAACCGCGCAGGCGTGCGGGCTCTTTTGAAATCACAAGATATCGCAGCTGCCTGCGAGAAAGTTGCAAAGGCAGAGGCGGCCAAACTTGGGGATTCGTATAAAACAAATGTATATCAAGGTAGAAATCGAGTAAATGTATCGGTTTATACAGAAGACCCGGCGGCTATTGCGGATAATCTCAAAAACAACGCCTTACTAAAATCTATGGGCGCTAAGCAGCCACGAACCGGAAAACAGGTAAAGGGATATTGGAGAACAGGCAAAAACGGTAAAAAATTTTGGGTGGAGCCGTACCAAAGGAGAAAATGATGATCGAGCTTGTAATTCTGAATTATCTGGCAGATCAACTGGGTGTTCCGGTTGGCATGGAAGTGCCGGAATCCACCGAAGGGTCATTTGTGGTGCTGGAAAAGACCGCCGGCGGAAAAAGAAATTATATCTGCACGGCGGTTTTTGCAATCCAGTCTTACGGATCCACACTGTTTGAGGCCGCAAGTCTGAACGAGCGGGTCAAAACCGCCATGGATAGCCTGATGGTGCTTCCTCAGATTTCGGCATGCCGTCTGAACAGCGACTACAATTACACGGACACCCAGTCAAAACGGTACCGCTACCAAGCGGTATACGATATCACACACTACGAATAGGAGGACATATGGCTGAAAAAAACAATGCGCAGAATGTGACCACTGGCAAGCCGAAAATCGGCGGCGCCGTGTTTCGGGCTCCTCTGGGCAGCACGCTGCCCACGGATGCTGTATCGGTATTGAATATAGCCTTCAAAAACATGGGCTACATCTCTGAAGACGGCGTTACGAACGCCAACTCCCCGGAAAGTGACAACATCAAGGCCTGGGGCGGCGATATCGTCCACAGCTACCAGACCGAAAAGCCTGATACATTTACGTTCAAGCTTATTGAGGCGTCTAACCCTGAGGTGCTCAAGGCTGTATATGGTGACGGAAATGTAACAGGTACCCTGGAAACTGGCGTCAAGGTGACGGCAAACAGCGCCGAGCAAGCGGAATGCTGCTGGGTGGTGGAGATGATCCTGAAAGACGATGTGCTGAAACGAATCGTGATCCCCAGCGCAAAGCTTACCGAGCTGGAAGAAATTGTGTATTCGGATCAGGACGCTGTAGGCTACGGGATCACCCTCACGGCCACGCCGGACAACGAGGGCAATACCCATTATGAGTACCTGAAAAAAGGAGGGGGTGACAGTTAATGCTGAAAGGAAAGACAAAATCCGGGTTTGCGTTTGAGATCCAGGACGAACGCCTCAATAACATGGAACTGCTGGATGCCTTGGCAGAACTGGATGCAGGGGACAGCACACGGATCAGCCGAGTGCTCAAGATGCTCTTTTCCTCTGAGGAAAAAAGAGCTCTATATGAGCATCTGCGCACCCCTGTGGGAACGGTACCAATCGAAGCGGTGGTCGCTGAGCTGGAAGAGATTTTTGCGTCGGGCCAACAGGCAAAAAACTGATGACCCTCGCCCGGATGATGGCGATAGACCGGGACGCCTTAGTGTGCGATCTGGCGGAGGTCTATGGCATCCTGGACTACAAGGCGCTGCCGGTGCCTTTGCTGGCGGCCTTGGCATCCGGGTTGAGGGACAATTCCCGCATCAAGATGAAAATGAACGGTCAGCAGATTACCGTGGATACGATGCTGCTTGCAGCCGTAGTAGATTACCTGGCCGTCTCTGTGTGGATACGCTCGGAAGATGCTCGGAAGGGACGAAACTGGCCACAGTCGGTGCTGTCCATGCTGACCGGTCAGGTGCAGGAGAAAACGGGAGAGGGGTTTGCCACGCCGGAAGAATACGAGCGAAAACGGGCCGAGATCATAAAGGGGGGGCGGCATGGCAACTGAACTGGCAAAGGCATATGTGCAGATCGTGCCGTCTGCCCAGGGGATCACCAAAGGAATCGAGGGAGCGATCGGATCCGAAGCAGCAAGGGCGGGCACCGGAGCGGGCAAGACGTTCGGATCCGGGCTGGCGAAGGCCGCAATCGGCGCGATATCCGCTGCTGGCATCGGCGCGGCGCTGGGCAAGGCCATCACCGAGGGTGCAGCCCTGGAACAGAGCATTGGTGGCGTGGAAACGCTGTTCAAAGGCAGCGCCGACACCATCAAGAAGTACGCAGACGAGGCATACAGAACCGCCGGCGTCAGCGCCAACAGCTACATGGAGCAGGTGACCAGCTTTTCGGCCACCCTGCTGCAAGGCCTTGGCGGGGACACCTCTGCCGCTGCGGAGTATGCCAACAAAGCAATCATCCAAATGTCGGACAACGCTAACAAGATGGGCACCGATATGTCCTCCATTCAGATGGCGTACCAGGGCTTTGCAAAAGACAACTATACCATGCTCGACAACCTTAAGCTCGGTTATGGTGGCACGCAGTCCGAAATGGCCCGGCTGATCAACGACTCCGGCGTGCTGGGGGATGCCGTCAAGGTGACTGCCGAAACGGTCAAAGATGTGCCGTTCGACCAGGTTATCGCCGCCATCGGTGTGATTCAGGACAACCTGGGAATCACCGGCACCACGGCAAAAGAAGCAGCGGAGACGCTGTCTGGCTCGGCTGCATCTATGAAGGCGGCCTTCTCCAACGTGCTGGGCAAGCTTACGCTGGGTGAGGATATCAAGCCGGCCCTAGAATCGCTGGCACAGACTACTACCACCTATCTGGCCGGGAATCTAATCCCCGCAGTTTGGAATATCCTGAAAGCCCTGCCCAGCGGCCTCGCCACGTTTGTCCAGAGTATGGGCACACAGCTGGCAACCCAGATGCCGGCACTAATCTCCGAAATCCAGACGGGTCTGATGACGGGCATGCCACAGCTGATCCAGAGCGGCATTGCAATGATTCAGCAGCTTGGTCAGGGTTTGGCGCAGGGCATACCGGAGTTGCTGGCTCAGGCGATGCCAATGCTTGCCGACTTCAGCGGTACCATCCGGGAGAACTTCGGAATGCTGGTGGATGCCGGTATCGATCTGATCATGAACCTTGTGGATGGACTGATTGCAGGTCTGCCGTCTCTTATTGAGTATGTGCCGGAAATCGTCTCGAATATCGCCGGACTGATTAACGACAACGCACCCAAACTGCTGTTTTCGGCAGCGGAAATTATCGCAAAACTGGTGATGGGACTTATTCAGAATATTCCTGTGATCATCCAAAATCTGCCGAAAATCATCAAGGCAATCGTGGATACGATTATGGCGTTCAACTGGCTCCAGCTGGGCTCTACCATCATCAAGGGCCTTGCGAACGGTATCAAAAATATGGCTACCAGCCTTAAAGATACCATGAGTGGTACGCTGAAGGACGCAGCCAATGCGGCAATGAATGCCATCAAGAGTTTCCCGGCTAAGGCTGTGCAGTGGGGCAAGGACATGATTTCAGGCTTTGTGCATGGAATCACCAGCTCTATTGGGAAAATCATTCAGGCGGTATCCGGAATTGCCAGCACGATTGCGGGTTACCTGCATTTTTCCCGGCCCGATGTTGGTCCCCTGCATGAATACGAGACATGGATGCCGGACTTCGTGGACGGCATGGCCACCACATTGACCAGATCGGCAGGTCAGTTGCGTACCGCTGCCGGTGGCCTGGCCAGGTCCGTTGCGGGGGCAATGCAGAGCCCGTTACAGGATATGCAGGACGCCTTCTCGGCTGTACAGTCAAAAAATCTGTACCGTGCGCTGGCTGCCCCGGCAGCCACCCCCGCCCCGGCGGCTGCCGAATGGCCGCGAGCAGGTGGAGGTGACATCAATATCAATGTGTATGGCGTTCCCGGCCAGTCGGCGCGAGAGTTGGCGATGGAAGTCGCCCGCGTTTTGCAAGACCAACAGGAGCGTCGGAAGGCGAGATTTGCATGAGGCGAGACTATTTTATTTTTGGCGGCGTGAACAGCCTGGATTTTGGCGTTATTCTGCAAGAGGCTCCGGTGGAAAGCCTGCCGGAGCCTGAAAATGAATATGTGTCGGTACCGGGGCGCAACGGCGATCTGCTGCGCCCCGGAGGTCGCTGGAAGAATATCAAGGTATCCTATTCTGGGGCCATCGTCACAAATTTTGCCGAGAATTTCGGTGCATTGCGGCAGCGGATGTTGTCACAAGCAGGGTACCAGCGCCTCGAAGACACGCTGCACCCGGAATGGTACCGAATGGCGGCACTGTCCGGTGGTGTGGATCCGGCATTAACGCCATACAACAGGGAGATCGGAAGAGCACACGTC